CGCATCCGATGGTGTCAATGCAAAGTTCGACATGCTGAAGGACTACACAAAAACCGACGGTTCACCCTTATTTACCAAAGAAACCATCGATAAATTCGACACCATGCCGCTTGGCAAACGGCAAGGCATGGTCTCAACGGCTGAATCTCTCATGGATCACGACCTCAAGCGCTGGATGTATCAGACCCAATACAACGCCCAAGCCAACCGCGCCAACGCTAACATGCTCGCCCAGCAACCGGCTCCGAATCAGCAGCCCTACACCGGAGTGCCAGCAGCCGCCCCCACAGCCCAGCCGCAGGCCAATCCCGCCGGCGGGATCAACATGAACTTCGTCAAATAACATATGGACGACCCCCTCCCCTCCGACCTAGACGCCTTCGCCCAGAACTACAATATGCCCGGCGCCGTGCCTCCCCCGCCGGCCAAGGCATCCAAAGGCAACAGCTTTGACTTTGGCAGCATCGTCGTGCAATCCCACGAAGATTTCGCCCGCCTGCCAGAGTCCCAAAAGCAACTCCTGCGAAACATGAAGCAAGGCATCCAATACACCCCGCAAGCCGCAGCCGAATTCGTCGAGACCTTCAACACCCGCGCCATGGAGCAGTCCACGCCAAAAGCCCAAGCGGAGATGAAAGCGGCCCAACTCTCCGCAGAAAAATCCGCTCTAGAAAAAGCCAAGCTCGAGCAGGAGGCCATCGCCAAGGCCAAGGAGCAAGCCGAGATCGCGACCCGCAAGCAGCTCGTCCTTGAAAAGATCAACAAATACACAACCCCAACAGGCCCAAACTCAACGCTTTTGACAGACCTTGTGGGCAAGTGGGACGGCACGGCCGGCGCTGCGATAGATTCTGCTGGCTGGGATGACCAACGCGCCGCCCAACGCGCCGAGCTTGAGCGCCTCGTCAACAACGATGTCCTGGAGCTCACCAAATTCCTCAAGCCCGTTTCGCAGGACGAATTGAAATTCCTCAAAGGCATGAGCCCCCGCCTGCACCAGAACGATACCATTTGGAGGGAATACCTCCTCGACGCCAAGTCCCGCATCGAAGGCATGGGCGGATCTGCTTCTGCTCCCCAAGCCGCTCCACAAGCCGCCCCCGCACAACCCCAGCAACCCGCCCCGCAAAACATTCGCAAAACTCCCGCAGGCGACCTGATCCAACTTCCCAATGGTAAATATTATCCCGCCCAATTCTACCGCCCTTGAGGACAGGGAATATTCCCAAGATGAAGTTGACGCTCTAGCAGCCGCCGAGCTGCCGGTGCAGGACGCCCCTATTCCCCCAAACGCCTCTACGGCCTCAGCCGCCGCAAGCGGAGCACCTGAACCGACAGGATCTGCCGGGCTGATCACCGGCGAGGGGGCACTTCCTGCCCGCGGACCCGCCATAGGCCCCGTTGCCCAGCTTGAGGCCCGTGAATACACCACCGAGGAAATCGACCTACTTGAGCGAGCCAACCGACCCAAAGGTTACACTCAAGACGAGGTGGACAAAATGGTCATGGAAGCCCTCGAAGATCCAAACTACATCCCGACACGCGACGAGTATTTCGAGCAAAAGGCCACCAAGGAGCGCCTCAAGGCCCAAGGCAAAATCCCTGGCAATGGCGAACTCGCAGCCAAGGCCGTCGGCGGGTTGTTCGTCACCGCAGCGGATGTTTTTTACACACTGGCGGTAGACCCAGAGGGAAGCGTGACACGCATCCCAGAGACATGGGACCGAATCAAAGCAGACACCCTCAAGGAGCCAAAATCAGAGGCTCTTGCCAAAGCCCCCGCCACACTCCAGACCGGCATCGGCCGCGCTGCCTTGAGCGCCATGCAGCTCGGAGGCTGGGCCAAGCAGGCTCTGGAAGGCCAACCTAAATATATCAACGAGGCCACGGGAGAGTTTTTGTTTGCCGAGGCGCAAAACCCAATGATCCTCGCCGGGTTCCAAGAGCGATATCCAAATCAACCGATCCGCCCAACCAACGAGGAGGATCTGAAGGACTACGAATTCAAAAACCATCTTTGGGAAAAAGGCATCGACGCCCAATATCAAGAGCTCGGGCAAAAGACCGCGCCCACCGAGCTACTCACCCGCGTGCTCACCGGCCGCAACCAGCAAGAGACGCCCATCGAGTCCCAGGCTCAGGTGCTCGAGATCGCCACCGACCCGACCAACATCATCCCTTTCAGCGCCGGTGCAAAACCCCTCGGCCTCTCCCGAGGCATGAAGATTGTTAGTTCCAAGACCGCCAGCGGCATTGAAAAACTCGCAGGCGGCCTCGTCAAAGGCAACGACGCCCTCGCTGAACGCTTCGCCAGAGTCGTCACCGAAAAGACCGGCGTCAGCCCGCAAAACATCTCTGCCGCGGCAAACGCCATGACCTTTGGCCGGAATGTCGGCATCGGCGGCGGTATCGCCATGGGTGCCACAGCCCTCGGAGCCCCGCCAGAAGTCAGCGCCACCATTGCCGGGTTCTACCCCGCCTACAAAGCAGGGCTCGGCGTGCTCCGCAAGATCGAGACCGGAGCAGGCACCGCTAAAATCATCCTCCGCGAATCCGCCGACGCCACCAATGGCCTGGACCAAGCCGCCCGAGCCGCCGTGTTGGCCAATCCCGCCGTGCCCTCCATTTTCAAAGAAGTCCTCGAGCGTCCAAGCCAGTTCGTGAGCATCGAGTCCACGCCCGCCCGCCTCGCCGCGAATCAAGCCCTCTCCCCGCAGATGCGAGCCTTCATGGGCAAGCTCTCGAATCCCGCCATCGTCCAAGCCGTCCGCGGATCCAGCGCCCTCGCTACAGGTGCCGTGAAAGGTGCCGCAGCCAATGTTCCCTTCGCCCTCCTCGCCGCCAATGCCGGTCAGGATGAAGACGCCGCCGCCATGCTCGCCATGGGCGGCACCTTTGGCGCCCTCGGTGGGGGCGTGGACCGCTTCACCGGCCTCGCCCAGCGTCGCCAGCAAGCCGCCCTCAGCGATGTGTCCCGCATGCTCGTCGATGTCGAACTCAACGGTGGAGATGTCGGAAAAATGATGTCCACGCAGACGCCCGACAACCTCGTCAGGCTCGCCGCCATGCAGGGCACCTTCCGCAACGGTCTCGACTTCGTTCCCCTTAGCGCCGAGGACTACGACGCCAATGTCGCCGCCCAAGGCGGAGCCGGAACCGCCGGCATGTTTGTGCAGGCCCCACTCGGCGAACGCGCCAAGGTATTCATCAACCTCGACGCCCGCCGTGGAGGAGTCGAGCCCCACGAATTTGGCCACGCCCTCCTCGCCAGCGGTGCCCTCGACGGCCAGCAGAAATACGCCGCCCGCGCCTGGGTGGATAAAACCTACGGCCCCGAAGGCGTCCAAGCCCGCGCCACCGAATACGCCAGCAACATCATCCGAGGCAAAAACGCCAGCGCCTTCCCCGACGGCAACTTCGAGATCAGCCCCGGCACACTCACCGCCGAGATGGAGAACCTCAGTCAAGGCGGACTCGCCCGAGGAGACATGGACGGCCTCGATTGGGCCCGCGACGAGATTTTCGCCGAGACCTTCGCCAAGGCCAGCAACACCATGGATTTCGCCGCCATCCGCCGAGGAGCCCCCGCCGGCGGCAATATGCTCACCTTCGCCGAGAGCGTCCTCGGTGCCCAAGCCCGCGCCCTCAGCGCCAGCGGTGTGCGCATCGACCCCCAGACCGGCCAAGCCCTCGACACCCCCGGCAGCCTCTTTAAAGAAAACCCCATCCTCGCCACCGACAAGGCCCTCCTCAACCAGCTCGGCACCTACATCAACAACTACCGCCAGTGGGCCAACGACCCCACCCACGAAAAGCCCCGCCCAAACCGCATCGCCCCCAGCGGCCGCGCCAGCGACATCGCCAACAATCCCCAGGTCACATTCTACGACCGAGGTGACGGCGTGCAGGCCACCACCTTCGCCACGCAAGACCCCGCCACCGGCCAAGCCATCCTCCGCGACCAGCGCGACCTCAACCAAGAACACGCCAAGGTCAAAGAGCAGATCCGAAACATCGTCGGCTCCAAACTCATTCCAGACTCCAACCCCGTCCTCGGCCCCAAGAAGACCGCAGACGGCCGCGTCACCGTGCGAGGCCGAGTCCTCCCGCCCAGCTTTGATTTCCTCAACGGCTTCATGCCCCACATCCGCGCCTTCGCCCGTCAGTTCGAGGCCCTCGGAGCCGCTGGCGAGAGCATGCAGGTCCGCTACCACGCCATCGGCAGCGGAGACACCGGCGCCTTCCGAGTCAACCGCCTCGGCAACCTCGAAGCCATCACCCGCGAAGTCATTCCCTGGGGATGGGAACTCACCAAAGCAGGCAACCTCAACGCCACCGTGCTCGACCTCTCGCAATTCCGCAACCGCGCCATGCGAGGCATCGCCGAGCGCAACCCCGCCCTCGCCCCCTTCGACTACGACATGGGCAAGATCGAAGCCGACCTCAAGACCTACATGGAGAACCACCGGCAGGAACTCCCCGGCAACACCAAGATAGGCGACGAGAAGCGAGACGCCATCAACGCAATCCTCGGCATCGCCACCACCAAAAACCGCGAGCGCAACGCCCTCTCCGGCAGCTTCGGCCCCGGCAGCGCCATCAAACAATTCCGCCTCGACCGCGTAGACGCCGCCGTAGGCACTGGCCGCACCGGCTTCCACTTCGACTACGACCGCGCCAACCGCAACTTCATGCCCGACAAGCCAGCCCCCATGCCGGACTTGTCTCGGGATGTGCCAACGCCTAAAGGTCAGGCGATACCGGATGCTGTTGATATGCCCGTAAAATTAGGCAACCAAAATTTTATGCTCCGCCCCGCAGGCATAGTATCGATGCCTGGCCAAGCCTTTCCAGCCTACCACGGCACGCCGCACAAGGTGGACCGCTTCAGCACCGAGAAGATCGGCACCGGCGAAGGAGCGCAGGCTTATGGCTGGGGGCTTTATTTTGCGGAGAATAAAGGGGTAGCAGAAGACTACCAACGCACGCTCGCAAAGAGAGCGGGAACGACAGATGCATGGTTTTTACGACCAGTCGATTCAGCTACGGCAAAATACCGTGAGGCAATTAATTATGCCGATGCTGCTCCAATGGCTATCAGTCAGACAATATCGGCCATGAACGCCACCGAGGCCGACGCGCCTCGCATTGCCAGAGAACTTGCCGCATCTGCACGCAAGCCAGAATACATCAAAGCCTACAACGACATTGCCGACATGATTGATTCTGGAGAGGTTGTCGTTTCAATCCCTTCTGGCAACCTCTACACCGTCGATCTTGATGTCAAACTAGAAGACCTGCTTGACTGGGACAAACCATTCTCCGAGCAGAGTCCGAAGGTGCAGGCGGCGTTGAAAGCGGTGCAATCCGACCACCCGCTTTGGAATGATACCATTTCTGGGAAAAATGGGAAACCAGTCGGCGGGGCAATATACAAAACACTTACCGCAACTTGGCCAGATGCGGAATTTTCCCGCGATGGAATTGACCCCAAGAAAAAAGCCTCCGAAGCCCTCCTCGCCGCAGGCATCCCCGGCATCCGCTACCTCGACGGCGGCAGCCGCTCGGTCAATGCTACAGACGACCGGCTTTTAGAACTTGCCGAGAAAAACAACGGCAACAAGGAAGCCGCCGTCGATGAATTCATGCGAAGTGTCTATGACACTCCCAAGGCCAAGGAAAAAATGCGAAACGACCTTCTTCGCAATTTTCCAGAGCGCACATACAACTATGTCGCCTTCGACGAAAACCTCATTCGCATCACCGAGGAGAACGGCAACCGCATCCCCGCAGCGGAAGCTCTCGCCGCGAGAGGCCAAGCCATGCCGGATGCGGTGCATTCTGCGGGATATGCCCTTCCAAAAAAAGTTCCGCAACGAGGCTATTTTTCTATTGGAACACTGCCAACAACCGACGGACGCGTGCTGGAGTATCATGTAGACCCAACCACGACAATTCAGCCAAGAGTCGCTGGAATAAACAGCATACGCGGAGAACAAGTCGCCATGTTAGAGGCCGACAGGCACAATACTCGCGGTGACAACATGGGCGGCCCATTGCATCCTTTTTTAATTAGCAACCAAACCGTCGCTAGATTGCCTGATGGGCGAGGCTACAAAGCAGTGTGGGCAAATATGAATAGTGCCTTTGTCACACGAGCAAAAAACATCGTTAAAACCACGACTGCAGGCCATGCGCTGATTCAGATAATGAAAGAGAATGCACACCGCAGTAATCGCAAGTTCGTAATGGATGTAACTTCAGAAATTGACAAGCGCAGTTCCACTATGTCGAAAGACCAAGTCGATTTCTTGCATGTAGTGCTGGAACTTGGCGCAATCAATCCTAAAGGCCGAATGAACCAAGCCGCCAGTAAGTTGGAAAGAACAGCCAAGGCGGCACTCAATAAGGAAGTGCCAATGCAAGAATTGGCTGACGCGCAAAAAGAATATGATGCGACACTCAATAAGTATCAGCCCATGGTTGAGTTTCTCTCGCGTTTAAGCCCCTTAAAATCTCACGCAACACGCGGAAGAATGCCTGCGTTTGACAACGAGTTTGCATCTATTCTTTCCAATTACCGAAACCAACCGTGGTTTGAGTCTATGGCTTCAAAATACCGCAACACAAAATTTGTCGATGAGGCTGCAAGATTTTCGTTCAATCAGCGTGGGGCTGCAATGGATCGCATCACCGGCATCCCATTTGCCCCTAATGTAAAGTCTATGCTGAAAAGTTCGATGGACTTTGTAAATGGCCAAAACCTCGATGTTGTCGGAGTGGTGCAATTGTCAAAAGACGCAGATGCATTTGCCGTTTACTTTGGGAAAAATTCAAAAGAAGAAGGAAAAATGAGCCCGAATGAAAGATTGCTTCGAAATCAACTTTTGGCCTCTGGTTCGTTCAAGCCACACCCTTCCTATGATTGGGTCATGCTTGGCCCAGAAAACGCGGACAGCTTTATCCTGGATACACCTGCTGACCCGCTAAAATTGTTTCCCGATTACGCCAAGAACCACCCAAACAAAAATGTGCGCAAAGGCAGTAAAGAAACAGTTGTCGGGACGATGAAAAAGAGTAAGATTCCTTTAGTTCTCAAATGATGAAGTTCAACCCAAAAGTAGATCATGTGCTAGTGACCGACAACGACGCTGGTCCCGAAGGTTGGGAGCTTGTGCCTGTGCAAGATTTAAATGTTTTCTACAATCCATCCAAAATGGATGAGGCAGAAATGGCCAACATCATTGAGGACTTTGAGAGTGGCGATGGCAAGCTCATGGATAAAGTAGCTCACTTCGACACCGCTTTAGACCGCGAGTTGGCGGCAATTTAATCCGCGAAAGTCACACCGCCCACCACTGCTCCGCCTCGCGGCGGGTCACAACCCCCAAAACCTCTCCGCTTCCGCCTGCCGGACTGCACGGGCATAGGTTTTATTGACCATCTGCGGCGACGAGTGCCCGAGGAAAAATGCGGTCTTCCCCGCATCCTGCCACATCGCCAAGTGCATTGAGGCCGCCGTGTGTCTCAAACAATTTTGCGGCCATTCCTCCCACTTCATTTTCTCTGCCAGCGCCGTCCGCCCGCGCTTGATGAAATCCTCCTCCAAGCAGTCCCAATCCGCCGGCAGATGCCGCCGCAGGGCAGGCAGAATCGGCACATAGCGCTTCCGAGGCACCGGATCCGTGGACTTGATCTGCGGCACCAAAATCTCCGCCTCCTCCACATGCTCCGGCTTCGCCCGCCACACCTCGCTCGTCCGCATCCCCCCAAAAACTCCCAGCACCAACCACGCCCGTAGCCGGTCATTCTGCGCCGTCAAGTCCAGCAGCCGATTCACATTTTTCACCGAGAGCAAATGGTGCTCGGTCGTCCGCGCAGGCACATCAATCTTCAGCACCGGATTCCGCTCCGCCAAATCGTAACGCACCGCCCAGTTCCAAACCAGCCGCAAGTAATCGAAGCCCTGCTTCGCCGTCGTTCCGGTCCACTCTGGGCGGGTAAGGAACCTGTCGATGTGCCCCGGCTTGATGTCGCACAGATCCATCGGCCCATACTCCGCCACAAATTTTCCCCACCACCAAAGCAAAAGCCGCTTGTGATTTCCCTCCTTTAGCTTCGGCATGCGAACCAGATTAAACTCCCGCCAAACTTGCGCCACGGTCATCCCCGCCGCCTGCTCAAAAGCCTCCGTCCCTCGGGCCTGTAGCTTCGTCAAAAGAGCATCCCGGTGCAACGACGCCTCCAAGCGAGTCTGAAAAAAAGTCCGTTTCTCAATGCCATTGATTCGTGAAAAAACCACATGCTTGGCCTCCCCCCGCACCGTGGCCTCCCGAAGAGTGATCAAGGGCGTGTTGCGTCCTGTTGCGTCCGTTGCGTCCATTTACCCATTTTCGCCCCTTTGAACCCATTTGCAACCAGAATCACCCAGAATGAAGAAAAGCCCGCCGAACCAGTCTCCATGGGGTTCAGCGGGCTTTTAGAAGGGGAGCCGACGACGAGATTTGAACTCGTGACCTATCGATTACGAATCGCAGATGGAGGATTGGTTTTCATTGTTTTGCGAGGGCGTTGCGCTCATGTTGCGTCAAGGGCTTAGTTTTGGCTGAGGGTGGGAAGGGCTTGGCGCATGTAGTGCTGGGCGTGGGGGTGGAGGTAGGCGACTTGCTTGGGCGGGGTGGCGACGGTGTGGAAGTGCTGCTCTTGCACGGTGCCGTCGAGCCAGCGGGCTCGGAGGATTTGGACATACAGGCCGTTGGCGGGCCAGCTGTCGCGGTAGCAGCGCTTGAGCTCGAGCACGCAGGGGGTGACGCCGACGACATCGCCGTTGAGATCGATCATGGCGCCGCTGGGGGCGCTGTGGATGGTGACGGTGCGGTCAGTAAATTTGGCTTCCCACTCGCGTTTGCTGGCTTCGGGGTCGATGGTGCTTTTGGGACCGGCGCAGGCAGTGAGGAACAGGGCCGCGAGGGCGATGAGGAGGAGTGATGTTTTCATTTTTGGGGTGTCTGAAATTTTTTGAGCTCTGCTTGGCTGGCTTGAAATTCATGGACTCGGTAGGCGCGGCCGGGGGCGATTTTTTCAAAAGCGGATTTGATATTTTCGGCTTCGACTTGGTTGTCCATAAAACCAAAAACCAAGATGACATTGTGCCATTCGTTCATGGCCGGGCTGTATTGTTGGACAATGCTGACTTCTTTTTTTTCGACGGGATAAAACAAATACACAAGCAGGACGATGCCTGCGGCGATCCAAAGAAAATCATTTTTCATAGCGGGGTGGTCAGGTCGTGGATTTGCGCCGTCCACCCTTCTGGTAGCGTGCGGTCTTGGGAGTTGAGGATCCACCACCGGAGGTCTCGGTAGAGGGACGGATCAATTTGCCCTGGGGCGTGGCGTTTCCCGGCTCGTTCATCATCCAGTGGGGGCTGTCGGGCATGGCTTGGCCGTGCATGGGGGGTGCGGCGCGGCGGGCGCGGTATTCGCGGATGGCTTCTTGAACGATGCGGCTGGCGCTCCAGTTTTCACCGAGCGTTTGGGTGCGTGATTGGGCTTCTTTTTTTAGCCATTCGGAGACTTCGGGCGGCAGCGAAACGCTGACTTTTTCGAAGTTTGGTTTTTTCTTCATGCCTCCTTGGTAGCACTTCTTGCTACCGAGTGCAAAAAATATTTTGGCCCGCAGATCCTTTGTTTATGCGGGAGTCAAGTGTTTTTTTTGTATGGAGTGATCACCCCATTTATTTTTTCTCACATTTTTTGTTGCTACTTTTTGCCACTCGGTAGTAACAACTGCGCCATGCAAATCGCATATGTAAAAACAAGCATCTCGATGCCGGCGGAGATGCTGGCTTGGGCGAAGGCCGAGTCGGTTGAGCAGGGCCACTTACCTCTGTCCCGCATTATCGCCCAAGCGGTGAGGGAGAAGATGGAGAGGGCGGCCAAAGCCAAAACCAAAGGGGGGGCGAGGAAATGAAATCTGCGGGGGAGATCGCAAGTGCTTTGGGTGTGGCGAAGGAGACGATTGAGTCGTGGGCTCGGGACTCAAAGATTCCGGCGTTTAAGGTGGGGCGGAGTTGGAAGTTTATCGAGGCGGATGTGCTGAAGGCTCTGCGGCTGTCGGGGAATGACCTGTCTCGAGCCATGGGGAGGGCGGCCTGATGAAACTCTGGCACTGCATGGCTAATGGGATCTTCGGGCCTTTTGGCGACTACATCTTGGCGGCGACCCCTGCGGAGGCGCGGCTGAAATTTTACAGGGAACACAAGTGCACCCCCACTCGGGTGGTGCTGGAGAGATAATTTATGGAACACGAAGTCATAGTGCGTCAGTTGCAGTTCGCGTGGGAATTTGCCCTCGCTGTCGGCCCAGCCGTTGTTTTGGGGGTCGCAACCTACTGGGTCACCACATGGGGGGAGGCACGATGAGCGCTTTCTGGGTGATCGATGTGGAGTCTCACCGCGAGAGCATCGGAACGAAAACGGTTTTCGGGCCGTTTGAGACGAGGAAACACGCCGAGAGTTTCATTGCCAACGACTTCGAGGGGTGGTGGAAGTCCACTGACCTGCCGCTCATGGACCGAGATGAGAATTCGAGCGGGACTTACTTCATTCTGGAGCAAAAGGCCGAGGTGCGGCCGGTGGCCAAGATGACACTCAAAACCGTGCTGGTGGAGGAGTCTAAATGAGCGCGGCGATGGGAATCCTGTTGGCGGTGCTGACGCTGGGGAGCTGCTACGCGAGCTACATGCTGGGGCGGGAGTCGATGTGGAAGGAACTCAAGAATCGCCGGGAAGAGGGCCGCCGGCGTTGGGAAGAATTTGATGACGAGGATTAAAATTATGAAACTGAACATAGTAACAGGAAAACTACAGCGGGCGCAGCGCGTCTGCTTTTATGGGGTGGAGTCCGTGGGCAAAACCACGCTGGCCGCCAAAATGCCACAGCCGGTCTTTCTCGATGTGGAGAAGGGGACGGCGCACCTGGATGTGCCTCGGCAGGAGATCGGGTCTTGGGCGGAGTTGCTGGAGGTGGTGCGGGAGCTGGCCTCGGGGAGCTACGGCTACAAGACGGTGGTGCTGGATTCCATCGATTGGGCAGAGCGCCTGTGTATCGAGGACTTGAAGGCGGAAAAGAAGATCAAGTCGCTGGAGGAGATTCCGTATGGCAAGGGCTTTACGATGGCCTCGGAGCGCATGGCTCGTTTTCTCAACGATCTGGATCGGCTGATCGATGCGGGGATCCATGTGGTTTTAATCGGGCATGCTCAGGTCAAGCGGGTGGAGCCGCCGGATCAAGTGCAAGCCTACGACCGATATGAGCTGAAGCTGATCAAGCAGGCTTCTCCGCTGGTGAAGGAATGGGTGGATCACCTGTTCTTTCTGAACTTCAAGACGCGCATCGTGGAGAGCGAATCTGGCAAGGCGAAGGGCCGAGGTGGCAAGGAGCGGGTGCTCTTTACGACCCATGCGGCGGCTTACGATGCGAAGACTCGCTCGGAGCTGGCGGATGAGTTGCCGCTGGAGTTTGCGAGCATTTCGTCCCTTTTCGGGGGGGTGAAGGCTCCGGTGGCGGCTGCGGCGCAGGCTTATGCGGCGGCGGAACCTCTGGAGGCCTTTCTCGAGCCGCATGCGGAGGTCGTGAATGCCTGGTTGCTCGCTAAGGGCAAAATCTCGGAGGGCCAGACTTGGCGGGACATGCCGCCGGCGCTTCGGGACCAAGTCTCGGCGAGGCCGGAGGATTTCCTCAAGGCGGTAACGAAGGCCGCATAGCTATGACACTCGAGAGGGCATGCAGGGAGGTTTTGGGGGAGGCGGGTGGATTGTATCACACCAAAACCTCCCCCGAGGGTGGTCTCGAACGAAGACTGCGGTTGGAGACCTACTCGCCAGGCGACATCCGAGCGCTGCCTCCCTACCTCTCGCCGCGGATCTGCGATGAGATCAACGCCGCCTGCGACCAGTGGCTGGCTGCCCGGGGAAAACTGACAGGAAGAGAATACGCAAAATTTATCAATAGCAATCATCATGAATAATATACGACACAGCATGCTGCCGAAGCTGGCGGCTTGCCCGAAATACACACCGAAGCCTGGCGATGCGGGGTCAGCGGCGCAGCGGGGGACGGTGATGGATGAGGCTTTTCGTTTGGGGTTGCAGGGCGACCGCACCAAGATCGACGCGCTGCCGGCGGAGGACCGCCCAGCCGTGGAGTGGGCGGTCGCCCTCATGGAGGACTACAAGCGAACCGGCACCATCGAGACTCGGGAGGAGTATCTGGCGATGCATACGCCGGGAATTGCGCACATCGGCACGGCAGATGCGCTGTGCGAGAAGTTGGGCTGGGTGGCAGACCTCAAGACGGGGCAGTTACGCGGGTATGCCGAGCAGGTCGCGGCCTATTGTTACGCCATGATGCACATGACTTTCGAGCAGGAATATACTGCTCATGTGCTTTACTGCGACCACCAAGTGGTGAAGAGCTACCGCTTCACCTTGGAGCAGGCGAAGGGGATCGTGGAACGCATTATTGCCGAAGTGAATGACCCCGCAGCGGAGCCTCGGGCGTCGGAATATTGCGGCTGGTGTGCCAATTACGATTCGTGCCCTGCCGTTGTGAAGCCTGTCGAGGAGGGCTTGGCCGTGATTGCCTCGGAGTCCCCTACCCTGTCTTCGATGCTGGAGCGGGTGATGGAGTCGCCGGAAAAGCTCGGGCAATTTGTGTCGCAGTGGAAGGCCGTGGAAAAAGCCATCGCCGAACCGGCTCTGGAGGCGCTCAAATCAATGCTCGAGGACGGCCGCGAGGTGGATGGCTGGAAGCTGACCGAGGTCAAGGGCCGCGAATACTTTGATGTCGAGGGGATTCTGTGGGTGGCGCGTGAGACGAATGCGCCGGTGGAATCCATCATCCTGGCACTCGGCGGAAAAATGTCCGGCAAAGCCTACCGCGAGTGGGCGGCTCAACTGGGCAAAGAACCGCTGAATGCGCATGTGCGCACCGGATCTACAACAAAACAACTCAGACAAGTGAAAACCAAACAAACCAAACAACTAAACTAATATGGACAACGAAAATAGATATGTGAACGAGTCGGGCCGATACCTGTGCAAGGTCAAGGCACCGGGCAATGGCTGGATCGGGGTGTCGGGGAGCGGGAGCGAATTCATTCGTGTGCCGTTGCTTGTGACCGATTCGGGCTCGCAAGAAGGACGCGAGATCGTGTGGCGGGGCTACCTGACGGAGGCCGCGGCGCGGCGGACGATCCAGACTCTAGACGATTGCTTCGGCAAGCAATGGGACATCAAGTCTTTGGCCAGCGGGTTGTCGAGCTTCGCCGGTCAGATGGCACGCATCACCGTGGACTCCGAGGAATACAACAACGAGACCCGGCACAAGGTGAAGTGGCTGAACCCTGCGGAGATGGCTCCGAAGAACGAGGTGGATGCCACGGTGATCGAGGCGCTGGCCGAGCGGGTGGCGAAGATCGACCGGGGCGATGATGTGAAGGTGCCAACGAAACCTGCACCCAAAACCTCGGACGACATTCCGTTTTAACCATGAAAGGGATTCTGGAATACGACTTGCCGGAGGACGAGGCCGAGATGCGCTACGCTCAGTCGGGGCTGGATGCCTTGCTGGTGCTGAACGATCTGGACCAAGAGTGCCGGAGCCGTCTCAAGCACGGCGCCGGCGCGTTTGCCGACCTCGACGACAAGACCATCGAGGCCGTGCGGGATTGGGTGAGAGGCGCCTCGCAGCGTCGGAATTTGCCGGAGCTTATATGACCATCCTTGCCCTCGACCCCGGCACTACCGAGACGGCGTTTGTCCTTTGGGACGGGCGCCGGATCCTTGAGGCCGACCACCTGCCGAATGCGGAGATCCGCCAAATCCTCATCGGCCGCGAATATGACAAGTGCGCCTGTGAGATGATCGCCTCCTACGGCATGGCGGTGGGAAAGGAGGTCTTCGAGACCTGTGTGTGGATTGGGCGGTTCGTGGAAGTGGCTCGGGTGGAGCCGCGCTTGGTCTACCGGCGCGATGCGAAACTCCACCTCTGCCACTCCCCCAGGGCGAAGGATGCCAATGTGCGGCAGGCGCTGATCGACCGCCTTGGGCCGCAGGGCACGAAGAAACAACCCGGCCCGACCTACGGCATGCGCTCCCACCTGTGGGCGGCGCTGGCTGTGGCGGTGTATGCGGGGGATGTGAAGGAAAACTAATGTGGATACTACCAAAGAATTTACAGCTATCGAGTGGTGCGCCGGATACGGCGGGATTCATCTCGGACTTAAACGAGCAATCCCAAATCTGCGCGTCATCGCTTATGGCGAGATCGAAGGCTTCGCCTGCGCGAACTTGGTTGCAAAAATGGAAGCGGGACTCTTGGACCCAGCACCTCTCTGGACGGATATTAAGACCTTCCCATGCGAGGACTTTCGTGACCGAGTGGACCTCCTTGTGGCCGGTTACCCCTGCCAGCCATTTTCCGCAGCCGGAAAGCGCCTCGGCACAGACGACCCTCGCCACCTCTGGCCACACATCGCCAGATCAATACGAGTTATTCGACCTCGACTATGCTTCTTTGAGAATGTCGAAGGACACATCAGCCTCGGACTCCGAGAAGTCATTGGAGAGCTGGAATCAATCGGTTACAAAGCGGCGTGGGGAATATTCAGCGCGGCTGAAGTCGGCGCACCGCACCAGAGGAAGCGGGTCTTCATCTTGGCCTACGACCAACGCACGAGATTGGAAGGATTCTGTCAATTCAGTTCCGCCATCAGTAGGTCAGACTCGAGGTCACAGCCTTGGAATGGCTGTAGCGGAGAAGAATTGGCCTACGACAGCAGCGCGGGATTACAAAGGAACATCTCCCAATTACTTAATGCGCAAGGATGGGAAGAGTCGAGCGGATCAGTTAGCTGTTGCGGTGGATTTGGAAGAACAGGTGAATTGGCCCACCCCAACGGTGCAGGAAGCGGGCAAGATTGGCAATCAAGCCAATCATGGCCAATTAGCTTTAAGCAATCACCCCGCGATTCGCGGAGAAGTGAATCGGGACAAATACGACAAGGGCAAGCATGGCCTTCCCGCCCCGGCCAACCCCAGCACGGATGGGAGCCGCCAAGAGTCGTGGGCAACGCCAGAGTGCAAGAACCATGTAGGCTATCAAGTGGATCGGACAGGAGCGATGTGGCCACGGCTTGGGAGTCAAGTGGCAGGCAAGCTCAACCCCAGATGGGTCGAGACGCTGATGGGCCTTCCGGTGGGCTGGGTTATGCCGAGCTGCAAGTCTCCTGTGACAATCGCACTGACGAGCTGCGACTCCTCGGAAACGGAGTCGTCCCTGCAACAGCCGAAAGAGCTTTTCGCGTTTTAATAGAAGAACTTATTTAATGCAATATCCTGAGAAAGAGAGCGCCGTCGTCGGCTACATTAGCGTCGCTGGCTTCGCCGGCGTGCCGAGGTCGGCGATTGTTGACCCCGATAGTTTTGTCTCGGTGCTGAATGGCGTTTACTACGCGGCGGCGCACCGGCTGCACTATGCCAAGAAGGCGACGACGGGCACGACGATCCTCGAGGCGATTGAGAGGGATCCGTTTTTGCTGAAGGTGGCAGAGCGGACAGCGCAGGAGTCGGGGATGGTGTGCTGGCGGGATGGCTTGGTCATGGCGGACAGCTCGCTGGCTTACAACCCGGCGGGTGGCGCGGTCGTGTCGGAATACCTGGCTGACATCGCCTCGGCGGCCGCGCAGCGCAAGGCGACCAAGATCGGTCAGCGGTTGGCCTCTGGGGATATGCCTGTGGCGGAGGCGCTGGAGGAGCTCAAGACACTGGCAAAGCCTCGGGCGTCGATGGTGGGCGTGGAGATGCACACTTTTGAGGAGCTGTGGAGTTACAAGGCGGAGGATGATTCGAGCACGCTGGTGGGGAACCGCTGGCTGTGCCGTGGCGGGCAGCTCCTGCTGCTGGGGCAGTCGGGCATTGGCAAATCCTCTTACACTCTCCAGCAGGCGATGACCTGGGCGCTGGGGATGCCGTTTTTTGGGATGAAGCCCAAGCAGAAGCTCAAGTGCTTAATCGTGCAGGCGGAAAATGATATGGGGGATATGGCCGAGGTTGTCCAAGGCGTGATGTCGTATGTGGTGGCGCAGAGCAAGATGACGCAGCGCGATGCGGTGGATATCCTGCGGGAAAATGTGATCGTGGCTCGGGTGACGGCTCAGACGGGCGAGGCATTCTGCGAGGTGATCCGGGAGCTGATTGCAAAGCACGGGCCGTTCGATTTGGTGTATGGGGATCCGTTGCTGTCATTCATCGGCGACGATATTTCCCAGCAGGCGGTGGCCTCGCACTTTCTGCGCGAGCTGTGCAACCCGTTGGCGTTCGAGCATGGCTTCGCATGGGTGTGGAGTCACCACACCGGCAAGCCGCAATCGGACAGCAAGAGCCGGGCGCACTGGAATGCGAATGACTATGCCTACATCGGGCTGGGATCGAGTGAGCTAACGAACTGGGCTCGGGCGATCTGTGTGCTCCAGACCACGAAACACGAAGGAATCTTCAAGGTTCTCCTAGCGAAGCGGGGCAATCGTGCCGCCGTAGTCGATAACCACGGCCACCCGACCACAGACATCGTGATCAAGCATGCCGACAAGGGATTGCATTGGGAACCGGCAGAACTCCCCGAGGAGACCCAAGAAGAGGGCAAGTCGCAGGGCAAGTCCGGCAGGCCGTCCGCACTCAACGAGGTGCAAGAATTTGAGATCGTGACCATGCACGCCAATTGGCCAGACAACACTCGAGGTTTTTATTCTGCCGCCATGAGCAAATACAAGGTCTCTCACGACACCATCAAGCGGGTCCTAGACAAAAACACTCACCCTCAAAAAATAGCCGCCTGACTATGTTTTTACTGCCTCCGCAAAACCTCCGCAAAACCTCCGCAATACTCCAATTCTGCGGAGCATGGATGACCTCCGCAAAATTACCTCCGCAAAATCCCCCTAAGAAGGGGGGATTGTTTTGCGGAGGAGTAATTTTTCGGAGGGGTCATTTCCAACCATCAAAATCCGCAAAATAGATTATGCGGAGCAATAATATGAACCACCCCAAAAAACCCATCGACCCATACATCGGGTGCCAAGCCTGCGGGAAGGAATGGCAAGACCACCCAGGCATCTCCCACACCTGCCAAATGGCCTCGGACCTCGCCGACTATCTCCGCTGGGCACTCAACCACATCGAGCCGCCCGAATACAACCGCGATATCGGGGAGCAGGAGGTCTACTTCCACTCCCTCGAGGAAGCCCGGCGCCTCGTCGTCGAGGCCAGTAACTGGAAGGCTCGCTTATGAAACCCAAACGCCCAGCCAAACCCGAGACAAAGCACAGCATCGCCACCAAGCTGGCTGCTGAATTCCATGTCAGCGTCCAGACCGCCACCCAGTGGTTCGACGCCGGTTGCCCCATGGATTACGAGGAGGCCAAGGAATGGAAGCTCCAGAGGCGCGCACAGGCCGCGATTAAGTCCGAGATGGGGTCTAAGCCTAATAAGCTCGAGAAAGCCCTAGAACAGGCCGCAGCGTGCGAAGAAACGGTCAACTGGGATGCCATGTCAACCCAGTTTCGCCAGATGTGCGACATCGTCGCCGACTTCTACCTCATGGGCATGACGGTCTCCGCCATCAACACCAAGCTGGGCGTCAAGCCCGCGGTGATCTCTCGCATCATCGCTAACCACCCCGATACCAAAGACAAGGAATCCCAAGTCGCCGCTTCAAGCTGGAAAGATGTCCGACGCCTGGCAGTCGATGCCCTCCGCGACAAGCTCAACGACCCCACCCAAGTCAGCAAGATGAAAGCCGCCGAGCTCAACTTCGTAGCCGGAACCGCTCAAGACAAGATCCGCGACTCCGAAGGTGGCGCACAGCTCACCATCAACATCAACCAGAAGATCAATGCGTTGTCGTTCGAGGAACTCATCAACAGCATCCCGAAGAAGGCCGATGACATCGATGGTGAGTATGAGATCGAGACCCCCTCGGGAACCAGTAGCGAGGTGGAGAAGCCCTTGGCAAACACCCCGCTCAGTCTCAATAACAAGGCTAAAAACGAGGAGGATAATGGATCGAATGAGTAAGTCATTGAACATCAACAACCGCCCAGTATCTACAAGAGTGGTTATTGGAAGTTATGGCCTCGACAGGGGGGGGAGGGGGGTCGGTCCGCTGGCTCCGCAAAATTACCCCCACTCGTCCAGCCCCCGAAAAATTTTATGAAAAAAGCCCAACCTAACAAGCAAGAAACGAAGCAAGATCAACCCCCTACCCCGCCCGAGTGGCCGAGGATGGGAAAGACCGCGCCAGGGAGACAGCCGCAGAATCCGAGGATTTTGCGGGTCGTCCTCGAGGAAGAGGTCGTCAATGTGCAGGTCCGCAGCAATTCCTTCTACCGGGCGAACGAGCCGGTCTTGGTGGGAGTGGACGCCGGCGGAGCGTTGGTGGCTGTGAAGCCGAAAACGAACCCGCTGCTGCACGGGGGGTATGAGGTATGAGTGCGGAAAAGCACAGCCAGATGCTGGGGCAGATCGCGTGTCTGGTTGAGGAATTCTGCACCGATGAAGAGACCACGCTCCAAGGCGTGGCGCATCTCTTGGCAAGGTATCATGACCTGCGAGCCAAGCAGGCGTGGGACTTCGTAGATCAACTCAAAGAGGAGGCCACCCAATGACCTGCCCGACCTGCCAATCCCCCACCCGCGTCGTCTATTGCCGCTCGGTCGGCGAGGAGTTTTTCCGGCGCCGCCGGTGCGAGAACGGCCATCGCTCTAATACCGCCGAGGTCTTGCACCTCGGCCCCTTCCCCTGGGCGAAGAAACCCGCTCCCAAACCCACCAAGCGCCCCAAACCCGCCCCCAAGGCCAAGCCCGAGTCCACCGATTGGCTCACCCGCATCAACGACAAGCTCGCCACCCTATGACATTCACGCAAACCGCCCACCCGCTGCTTCCATTTATCCCGCCCGAGCTTTTCGTTTCCGACTTCGAGTCGGCGAAGACCCTCTTGGCCGAGAGGGAACGCCGCATTGGGTTGGAAAAAGAGGATCCGATCCGCTACGGCTACGAGCCCGAGCACTGGACCAAGGCCGAAAAAATCGCCAAACGCTACCGCGACCTCTTGGTGCTCGGCGGCAACCGCTCCGGCAAGTCCACTTGGGCGGGAAAAATGGTCGTGCGCACCCTGCTGGAGAAACCCGCAAGCCGCGTGTGGTGCTTCCAGACCACAAACGACAACTCCATCTCCATGCAGCAGCCCATCGTGTGGAATTTCATGCCCGCCGAGCTGCGAACGGCCAAGCGCAGCAAGATCACCAACATTTCCTACACGCAAAAAAACGGATTTTCCGAAAATACCGCCGTCCTTCCGAACAAATCGCAGGTCTGGTTCCGCAATTACGCCCAGGACATCACCACCATCGAAGGCGGCGAGATCGATCTCGCCTGGTGCGACGAATTGGTGCCCCTCGACTGGCTCGAGACCATCCGATTCCGCTTGTTGGACCGAAATGGCATCCTCCTCGTCACCTTTACCCCCATCGAAGGCTACTCGCCCACGGTAAAAAACTATCTCCAGGGCGCAAAGACGCTCGAGGAGTGCGATGCCGAGCTTTTGCCGCGAAAAAGCGGCAAGGGATTTGAAAAAGTCCCTGTCGTGCAGGAATGCACCACCCGGCACGCCGGCATCATTTACTTCCAGACAAAAAACAACCCATGGGCAGGCTACGGCCGCATGAAGACCGAGCTCGCCAAGCAACCCCGCGAAAAAATCCTCTGCCGCGCCTACGGCGTCCCCGTCAAGGCCGCCGCCACACGCTTTCCCCGCTTCCGAGAGTCGGTGCATGTCGTCAAAGCCGACCAGATTCCCCAGGAAGGCACGAACTACCTCTTCTGCGACCCGGCGGGCGGGAAAAACTGGTTCATGCTCTGGATCCGAGTGGACGCCGCCGAGCGAGCGTGGGTCTACCGCGAGTGGCCGCAGACCGACACCTACATCGAAGGCGTCGGCTACGCCGGACCGTGGGCGATCAGCAGCGGCAAGAAAGCCGACGGCGAAGCCGGTGAGGGGCAGAAATCCTTCGGCTTCGGTCTGCTCGCCTACAAGGCCGAAATCGAGCGCATGGAAGCCCACGACAAGGTCAAGATTTTTGAGAGATGGATAGACTCAAGGTATGCGAACACCACCGTCGCCGGCACCCGCGAGCAATCCACCACCCTCCTCGAGGAACTCGAAGATGTCGGCATGTCCTTCCGATCCTGCCCAGGCGAGAACATCGAGGAAGGCGTCGGCCTCATCAACAACGCATTGTTTTATGACGAAGAAAACCCAATCGACCACACCAACGCGCCTCGGCTCTATATCTCCGAGTTCTGCACCAACACCATCTGGGCCCTCAAGGAGTGGACCGGATCCGACGGCCAGAAAGGCGCCAGCAAAGACCCCATCGACTGCCTCCGCTACCTCCTCACTTCTGGAGTCGGCAATGTGGAAGGAGGTCGGCTCCATGTTACCGGAGGAGGTGCCTATTAAACGCCGCACCCTGCGCAAGCGCGATGTCATGGACCTCCTCGGCATTTCGGAGCGCACCTACAAGACCTACCTCGAAGTCGGCCTCCTGCACCCGATCCCCGCGCCCAGGCAGAAACGCCACACCTTCTCTCTCGCAGCCATCATCAAAAAATTCCAACTCGCCTGACCTTATGTTCAACCTAAAAAAACCCACCACCCGCTACATCCTCCCAGACCACCTTGACGAAGACGACATGACGACCGCGCTCTGCATGCCCGGCAGCAAACCACTCGTCGTGCAGGCCGTCCTGCAAGTCCTCCGCGACCATATCGATGACGCCACCGAATTGGTCGGCAGCATCAAGGTCGCCACCGAGCACGGCCAGCTCGCCCACTGCGCCGGCGCCCTCGACGCCCTGCGCGGCCTTGAGTCCGACCTCCTCCAGCGCATCGACGAAGCCAGCAAGAAGATGTGAAAAATACTTTTCCGGCGGTCACTGAGGGCATGCCGTTTCGCCGTTCCCAAGGGGTAAGCGAGGCGACCATGAGCGACCTGAGCCGTCGGACCTTTTTCAGCCCAGCGAACCGTCAAGTAATCCTTGGCGGTTCGCTTTTTTCTGCCGTTATAGGTCGGTCGATGCCTGTTTCTGCCGCTCTGGGTGCGGCTCTATAGATTTCCAGAATTCTGTCGTCATTCTGAATTTCAACGAGCCCCTGTGCCGCTCGCCCCAGAAGGCACTGACCCACTTGGTTGGAAACCATGACGCCAGACACAAACGACACCCCAATGACGCTCACCGACATTGCAGCCGAAATCGGCTTCGATCTCGAGGAGATAACCCCGCAGGAACAACCCGCCGCCGAGGAGACCGAAGCCGCGCCAGAAGCGCAGCCAGAGGCCACCGAGACGGAGGACGCCTCAGCGGAAACTGATCTTTCACAGGATACCGACGAAAAGTCTGAAGACGACAGCGACGCCGAGTCCGAAGAGGACAAAGACGACGCCGAGCCCGAAGAGGAAAAGAACCCCGTCCCCGAGAAGCTCCTCAAGCGCATCGACAAAATCACGGCCAAGCGCCGCGAGGCTGAAGAACGCGCCGAGACCCTCGAGAGCGAGGTCAGCGAGCTGCGAGCCAAACTCGACGCCACCGTTCCCATCCAGATCACGCCCACCGCGAGCGACCCGCTCGCCGATGTGGAAACGCCCGAGCAACTCGAAGACCGGGTTGCCACCGCGAAAAAAATCCGCGCTTGGGCCATCAAAAATTTGGAGGGCGGCACCGTCCAGAATGCCGCCGGCGAGGATGTCTACTACGAGCCCTCCCAGGTTCGTGAATACCTCGCCACCGCCGACGAGCTCCTCACCGAGCACGCCCCCAAGCGCAAAGAATGGATCTCGCAGCGCGGTGCCGTCATGCACGAAGCCAAGGCCGTCTACCCGGCCCTCTTCAAGTCCGGCACCCCCGAGCACGAAAGCCTCGTAGCCACGCTCAAAGCCCATCCCTACCTCAAAGGTCTCCCTCAACTCGAGATGATCGTAGGCGACGCCATCGAGGGCCAGAAGCTCCGCTTCGCCCGAGCCGAGGCCATGGCCAAAAAGTCCGCAGCGTCCAAGACCGAGTCGAAATCCCCCGTGAAAGCCAGCAACCCGCCCAGCCCTGCAAAAGGTGCCCGAGTGCCCGCCCAAACCATAGCGACCCGCGAAGGAGCAAAAAACCTGTTCTCTCGAGGATCCGCTTTGAAGACCGACGACATCGCCGCGTTCCTCGAAGGAGCGCTCTAACCCCCCAAATCCAAACCAACACCCCCCTTAACACAATGGCCGCTACACTCATCACCTCCCAAACTGGCATCCGCCAGGACCTCTCCGACCTCATCGCGGTCGTAGACGCTAAAACCTGCCCCGTCATCTCGATGGCGAAAAAAGGCGCAGAGCCCATCAACCCCCTCACACAATGGCAAGCCGACGCATTCAATGCGGCAACGGTTCCCGCCGGCGTCCTCTCGAACACCGATGTTTCCTCATCTGATTTCGTGGACAACGCCGCAAACCGCGTGCTCCTCTCGGCCCGCATCCAGAAGTTCCGCGAAGTCCCATCCGTGGACGACCTCGCGCAGCATGTCTCCGAAGTTGCCGGCATCGGCAAGAAAAAGGAGATGGCCCGCGCCGTCAGCAAATCCCTCGAGCAAATGAAGCGCTCGATGGAAGCCGCATTCTGCTCCGACCAAGAAGGCGTCGAGCAATCCGGCGCGACCCCTTACAAGACCCGCGGTCTTGGCAAGTGGATCCAGAACGGCGCTCAGTCCGACCTCCCCGTCAACTCGGCCTACCGCACACCGACCGCGTCGATCAACACGACCGCCACAGCCTCGCTCACCGAGAACAACATCCAGGATATGTTGCAGTCCCTCTACGAGCAGACCGGCAAAGCACAGACCTACAGCCTCGTCTGCGGGCCTGCCCTCAAGCGCCAATTCACCTCGTTCACACGCACCCAGTTCGCTTCGACGAATGTCGCCAGCGCCATCCGCGTGTTGAATCAAAAAGACAGCTCCAAAATCGTCAGCTCTGTTGACATTTTCGAGGGCGACTTCGGCACACTCGAGCTCATCCCATCGCTCTTCCTGGCGAAGGACGCGACCGTCAACCCAGCCGCCGTGCAGAACGGCCGTGGCTATGTCCTCGATATGGACATGGTCGAGCTCCGCTACAACCGCAAGCCCCGTTTCCAAGAGTTGGAAGACCGTGGCGGTGGACCACGCGGCATCGTGGACGCGATCTGCGCCCTCTGCGTCAAGAGCCCTCTGGCTCTCGGCAAGTTCGCACCGACTGCCTAATACCGCCTCCCCCGCATAGGCCCATCGGAGGGGCGCTCACACCCTCCAGATAAACCCCGAGCGCCCCTCCCAATGCGGGACACTTTCCAAAAAAAATGTCCGACCTCGCAGTAGAACTCGAAGCCGATCTTGGTGACCTTGCTCCTCTGGTCACCGAGGAACTCCGCACCGGCTGGCACGCCTCCATGGTGAATGCCGAGATGCGGCAACAACGCATCAAAGCCGCCGGCGACCGCATCGCCGCAGCCCGCAGCACGGTCGAAGGAATCGGCCAGCACACCATGAGCGTCGATTTTGATTCCTACATCTACTGGAACAACCTCCTGCCCGGTTGTTGGAAGGACAAAGGATTCCGCGAGGAATTCAAAAAAGCCAACCCCCACACCGTCGTCACCACCACCGCCAAGCCGACCATCGTCGTCCAATGAAATCCTCGGACATCTCAGAAATCATCGGCCTGGTCGAAGAAGCAGAGACCGACGCAGCCAACTACTGGTCGCGCAAAAATCTCAACTACAACCAGAGGTTTTGTCTCTGGCCAGGACAAGACGACACCGGCCGCAAATACTCGTCAAACCTCGGCAAAAACGCATTCCCCTGGGATGGCGCCTCCGACTCCCGAATCCGCCTTTCCGACATGCTCATTAATGAGCGTGTCCGTCTTCTCAAAAATTCCTTCGGCCGCGCCCGTCTCGCTGTGATGCCCACCGAGACCACTGACATCCAAGCCGGTCGCAAAGTTGAGACCGTCATCCAGTGGATCCTCAATTCGCACTGCGCCGCCATGACCAAGCGCGAGATCGAACTCGCCGCAAACATCCGCGAGACCTACGGCCTCGCCGTGATGGGCGTCTTCTGGCGCCGCACTACTCGCAACGAAAAGCTCACCTTCACGCTCGAGTCCCTCCAGATGCAATACATGGAGACCGGCGACCCCCAGCTCGCCCTCATCATCGAGGCCATCCTCGACCCCACGCAGGAAGAAGCAGTCGCCCGCGAGATGGATCTCCTGCTCCCCGGCCAAGGCACCGCAGCCAATGTCCGCAAGCTCCGCGAGACCGGTGCGTTTGAATACGACTCGCCCTACATCTTCGAGAACCTCCCCGATTGGCAAGCCTACGAGCCGTGGGAGGACATTATTTTCCCGCCCTCCACCTACGACCTCCAGCGGGCCCCTTTCATTGCCTGCCGCGAACTTCTCCGCGAGGACGAGCTCCGCGAGCGCGAGGTCACCGAGGACTACGACCCCCGCTGGATCGAAGAGGCCGTGAAGCACAAAGGCATCTCCCGCCGCACCGGCCGCAACATGTATCGCATCACCGACACATTCCTGCTCTCCGACGACCGCGACATGATCGAGGTGTGGCGCGTCTATCAGAAGAAGTGGAACGAAAAGATCGGCGCCATGGAGGTCATCTGCACCCACATCCAGCCCAGCGTCGTGGACCGCGTCGCCAAGTCCGAGGCGATGGGCTACGAGCACGGGCAGTATCCCTTCATCGAGCTACCCCTCGAGCGCACCAGCCGCCCCCTCATCGAGGCCCGAGGCGTGCCCGAGCTCGTCGCCACCCAGCAGAGCGAGATCAAGGTGCAGCGCGACTACCGCAGCGACCGCGCCTCGCTCACCATTCTCCCCCCGCTCAAAGTCCCCGCCAACCGAGGCAAGATGGAAATCGTCCTCGGACCCGCCAAGCAGCTCCCAGAGCGTCGCCCCGGTGAATTCCAATGGATGGCCCCGCCTGTGAATGACATGGGCACCATCGAAATCGAAGCCGCCACCCGTCGCGATGTGGATGAATATTTCGGCATTCCCCGCGCCGACATGGCCCCGCAGCGGGCACTGCTCGCCCAGCAGGATCTGGTCGATACCTGGCTCGCCGACATGGCCCTCATCCTCGGCCAGACCTTCCAGCTCTGCCAACAATACCTCGACGACATCCAATTCGTGCGAGTCGCCGGCGGCCTACCCACCCCCTTCCGCGCCAGCCGCCAGGATATCCAAGGCAAATACGACCTCCGCCTCGACTTCGACGCCCGCACGCTCGACTCCGAAGCGCTCAAGATCAAGCTGCAAGGGCTCACGCAGCTCATCCCTCTCGACACGCAAGGCGTCATCGACCGCGCCGGTCTCGTCAAATTCCTCTTCGGCTCCATCGACCCCAATCTCTCCGAGCTCCTCATCCGCGACGCTGAGGCCGCCAGCCAGCAAGAGATCGACGACGAGCAAGTCCAGTTCACGAAAATCGCCGCCGGCACCGAGCCGCCGCTCAAAGGCGAAGGCCAAAACTTCCAGCTCCGCCTGCAAACCCTGCAAAACATCATCCAGAGCAACCCGGCCATCCAGCAGCGCCTGCAACAAGACCAAATCTTCGCCGCCATGCTCAACGCCCGCATGGAAAGTTTCGCCTTCCAAGTCCAACAACAACAAAACGCCCAGATCGGCCGCGTCGGCGCCCAGCCTGGTCTCCAGAAAGTCGCCGAAGAAATGCAAGGAGGCCCGCAGTGAAATCCATCCCCTACAAAAAAGTCCGCGATGGCGTGATCTCCCGCATGGGCATTGATCCCGACCAGCCGCTCATGGCCTCGCAGGCCACGGCGTTGGCGGAGTATCTCACCACCGCCGCCGCGACCGCTTGGACCTTCTTCGACTGGCCCGAGGTTTACTTGACCGAAGAGCGCACTCCGAATGGCTCGGCTTGGTTTGCTACTGGCTATGTTTACCAATCGGAAGTCGTCGGCACCATTGCCTACTTTGGCCGCGCCCCGTCTGGTTCTGAGACCAGTGACCTCGTTTGGCGCGTCAAGAAAATAACAACCACCGACAGCGGCGATGTGGTCGCGGTCGAAACGGCTGTGGATATCGCGTGGGATGCCCGTGCCTCGGCGACCTATGCCGTTTCCACTAATAACGACGCCGAGATTCCCTACATTCTTTTTGACCAGGATAACCTTTCTCCCATCGGCGAAATCATGGCCATCTGGGACGCCGACCCGACGAGCGGAGCCTATGCCCGCAAGGTGCGGTATTTACTCAACGAGGACCGTGTGCTGCTCATCGATGCAACAGGCGAGACCGGCAATGTGTGGGTGCAGTTCCTGCTCCCGCAACCTCGCTTCACGACAGACGATTTTTCCGTAGCCACCGCCTACGCAGCCGGAGATATCGTGTTCTACAACACCACCGGCGATTGCTACATCGCCCGCCAATCCACCACCGGCAACCTCCCCACCGATTCGGAATACTGGCGTCGCTACCGCATCCCCGCGTTCTTGGCCGATTACCTTAAATTTTACGCACTCGCTGAAACGCTCTCCGAGGACGGCCAGATGGACAAAGCCAACTACCAGTTCGCCCGCGCCGAAGGCATCCTCCAGCAAAGAATGGACGACGCCTGGCTGCGCAAAGGCGAGGTCCGCCGCTACTCCGCCAGCTTC